TGATTGTCCAGGCTAGTACGAGCCCAAATAGTACAAGGATGGTTGTGCATTGTCGGAAGGTAAGGGAAGTCCCTTGGTTCATTTTGTTTTTTCTCTCTTAGTACTGCAAGTTGTTCTTTGGATACTTTCTCGGGAACGTAACCAAAGTACTTGTCAATCCACATATTTGTGCAGAGCATTTGAGCTGCTTCAAGAGGCATCTTAATGATGTGCTTGTCAACGTGGTACTCTGCACAGCGATCTAAATCTTCATCTAATATAAAAATATTCATAGAGCATATTATACTCGGTTAAGGAAATAAAGTCAAGAAACATTTTCAAGTCTGGACATCAATCTTTCAGCTCGTTTTGTCACCTGATTATACCAACGTGAGTCACGACCCTCTTTTGCTGCTTCTACCCAATCTTCTTTTTTGAGTGCAGCATTCATCTTCTTAAACTTCGACAAGCGTGGACGACCCATATTGAACATCATATTTACAAGAATCTCCTGAACTTCATCAGGAAAGTCTTCAAAATACGACTCTCCATATAAAACATAGCACTCACGTATGGCTGTGTCTGAGTCTTTTCGAAAACAGTCTACCACTCGTTCTTCGGATACAGGAGTTCCTTCTGGCTGTCCATATTCTTCGTCGGATTCTAGCACTAGATGTCCTACTCCAAAAGTAGGATAGCCAAGATGATCTTTATAAATTTCGTAAACTACACCTTCGTCGTACTTTAACTGCTCGTACAACCTATCAAATTTCATAGCTTCCCCTTTGTTTTGCACAGTCCTCTGCGGCACTTGGAAGATCGTCGTCCATACTTGTAGCATCTGCCTCTTTATTTCTGCCAGTATACTTAGCATCATCTTCCCACTCATCCTCTGTATCCCAATCATCAGCAAGACCCCACCAGTTACTACGCTGAAGCTCTTCGTAGTGTTCTCCGGTGTTACCGTTTTGTCCAATTATGTCGATTCTGCTCTTTCTTTTCTTATCCTGATTTATCATTTCTCTCTCGTGTCTATCAAAACACTGTGATACTCTGCGCCACAGTGCTATTCTTTGTTTCTTTGTCATTTAGTTCTCGCAACACCCTTTGCTTTCTCGTAGGATCTCATTCCGCCCAATCCCAGCATTCCGAGTAGGACTGGCATCATTGTTTCTAGTTCAATAAGAGGCACTACTACTGGACTTTCCAGGAGTGCCAATACAAAATTTGTCATGGGTACAATAATAAAGTTGGATAGCATACCCAGTCCACATATCCAACCAATTGCAGGACGCCATCCTGCTACAAATAACGACTTGTGTGCAGCTTCTTGTTTATTTACTTCTACTTGCGCCATCACTTCTGCGTGATGCTGTTTCTCGGCAAGTGTAGCGATCTCATGAGCGAGTTTATTTGCTTGATCTTTGTCTTCGATAAACTCTGATACCAGCCCTGTTACTGGGCCAACTAAATCTTTCAAAAAGCCTAGTGCCATTTGTGTCTCCTAGCCTGATCAAATTGGGCGGGGAATGACCCCGCCCAAACCCTATTAAGCTGCAACGGCGGCTGTGATAAGTACACTAAAAAATACCATATAGCAGTATAGTGCCTCACACAGGTAACCATCACAATCTTTCAGGTACCTTCTGATCGTTTTCATTTGTTACTCTATTGTAACTACCTTTGGTTTGTCTTCCTCCGGAACTATTTCATCCAGAGCAATACACAGTAGTCCTTTGTTCATGTAAGCTTTATTGAGATGAATATTTGTTCCCACCGTAAATGTGCGTGTGAACTCCTTTCCACTCAATCCCTTGTAGATATATGACTCACCTTCTGTTTCCGCTTTTTGCTTACATACCCCTCGGACGGTTAGCGTATCTTTCAACAGAGTTATTTCGATGTCAGACTTATTCCAACCTGGAATAGCCAGTTCTACTCTATAACCTCCATTGGTCTTTACGATATTATAGCGAGGATAACTATTATCTAATTGATGAATGTTATTCTCAAAACGGTCAAATCCCAAAAAGAATTTTGGGAAATCTGCCATGTTCAATCTTGCTAGATTGTTCATTTTTTTCTCCATTGTACCCTCTCGGTGTACTCTTTAGCCCCTTTCGGAAGCTGGGTTATTGTCAATATTGAGCGTTTAAAGGCTGCTCTAGCCTTCATCAAATTCTATAACTCCTTCGGATTCAAGATAGTTCAGGGCATTGACAATCCCTGCTTGGTGTCCTAATTTCCAGCTACTCCACCCACATCCAATGATGCAAAGGAAAGCTATTACTATCTGAGTTTCTAACATATTAAGTTCCATCTGCTCTAGTCCTTAGAGTTACTTTTATTACAATAACATATTATACACCCAACAACATTTTATGTCAAGAACTATTTTTCAATACTTATAAAATAAAAATAATCCTTGACATGAGAGGTCAATTACTTTATAATACTAGAATGAAAAACTATATCAAGCAACCGTGGTCTCATGCAGAACGTACATTACTTACAGAAAGGTACTACCTGTCTACAAGAGATGAGCTGGAAAAACTTTTTCCAAATCGTACTTATAACTCTTGTGTAAAGCAGACCAAATACTTGAGGGATAGAGGATGGCGGTTCAAAAAACCTTCATTGCAATAGGTCTATTACTGCTTTCGGCGCCAGCTAATGCTGTTGACCGATTTGAGGAGTTATACTGCTTGGCAAAGAATATCTACTTTGAAAGCAGAAACCAACCTAAGTTAGGAAGAATAGCAGTTGGGCAAGTAACAATGAATAGAGTTAACTCTCCCAGATTTCCAAACTCAGTTTGTGAAGTAGTTCAACAAGGTGGAGAGAGAAGAAATAGATGCCAGTTTAGCTGGTATTGTGATGGAAAAACAGATGAACCAGAGGCAAATGATTCTTGGGATGACAGTGTATATTTATCGCTGTTAATCTACAGTGAGGAATTTACTGTAGATGTTACAGAAGGAGCCCTCTGGTATCATGCAACTTACGTTAGTCCTTCATGGGCTGAACATTACGAAAAAACTGTTCAGATAAATGAACATATTTTTTATAGATAGGAGATAGAAATGGAACCAGAACAAATAGAACTTTTTGACGATGATTACGTGCATGACGTATATCTAATAGAAACTGATGCAGAGGCACTCGCATCAGCAGGCTTTGGTACAGACGAAGATTATGACCGCTTTGATTCGTGGGATGATGAGGTAGGGTACCGATATTAGAATTTTAGTTAGAAACAATAATGTTGACAGTGCTTTAAGAGTACTGAAGCGCAAAACAAAAGATAAGCTCGTTGAACTAAAAGATAAATCATATCATGAAAAACGAAGCGAAAAGCGTCATAGACGCCTTCAGGCAGCTAAGGTGCGAGAACATAAAAGGCAAAAGACCAATGAAATTAAATCCACACAAAGACGTAAGTAATTTTGAGCTGGTTGGAGACTTTATGGAAGCTTTTGGTCAAAAGGTTGAACTAGAACCTACCTGGCCTGACTTTAATACAAGAGAACTCCGATTAGACCTCATACAAGAAGAGCTAGATGAATTATCTGATGCCGTAGCAGATAGAGATATGATAGAGATTGCAGATGCACTTACTGATCTTCTCTATGTTGTATACGGAGCAGGACACGCTTTTGGTATTGACTTGGACGAGTGCTTTCAAGAAGTACACTCAAGTAATATGTCAAAGCTAGGACCAAATGGAAAACCAATTCATCGTGAAGATGGAAAAGTGATGAAAGGTCCAGGCTACTTTGAACCGGACCTTGAAGGCATACTAGGAGCACTATGATAGACTATACTTCAATATTCGCATTTACAGCATTTAGTATATTTACTGTACTAGCAATTTTCTACTTTCCTGCAGCATTTATTGAAAAGAAATGGCCCTTTCGGGACAAAAACAAAAAGAAGATAAACTCAGGAGGTAAGTTTGGTTGAGGAGGAAACCATGCATAGATATCAACATAAATTTACACACGCATTCTATATTCTTCCCACTCTTTTTGTAGAGTGGATGGGTAAGGATGGAAAGAAACAATACACCATAGGCATTGAGTGGCTACGGTGGGGCATATACTTGGAGACAGAATGAAAACCAGGAATTGGGTTGCGAAACACGCCCGAACCTTCAACAAGGCAAAAGTGTTTCGAGATCGTAAAAAATACTGCCGAAAGGAGAAGTGGCGTGAGAAATAAACTAATGTGGTTCTATCACTGTTGGAACAGTGTGATGGACCTAAAATATAATCCCATCGGATATGTTCGTGATACAAGCGTACAAATGTATTTAATGATAGTACTGTCCGTACTTTGGACACTTACATTCTGTGGTCTGATAGCAGGCTGGATGAATGTAATTCCACTTATCTATGGACACATTGCTTTTATATTTTCT